ATCAACAACATTATTACAAAAATTAAAAAATAAGTATAACAAAACAAAATTTATATTATGGTTAGATAAGGATAAAGAAGCAACATCATTAAACTATTATTATAAGTTTAAACAATTAAATTTTAATATATCATATATTTCAACAAATAAAGACCCAAAAGAATATTCTAATGAGGAAATAAGAATAATTTTAGAAAATGTTATTAATAATAAAACTACTATGTAATTTACAATTTTACAATAAATATCATAAATTAATTTATTCGCTAATAAAAGAAAATAAAGAACTATCTTTAATATATAAATATATCACTATACTTATCAATAAGTATAACACAGATATATCTATAGAAGTACTATCTTTATACATCATATCACAAATTCCTGAAAAAGACAAGGAAACTTATGAAATAATTTTAAAAGAAATTCAAGAACAATCAGAAACCTCTTGCATTGTTGATGATCTTCTGTTAGACTTACAAAAAAAGCACAAAGCCTATGAACTCTCAAAACTTGCGCTAGAGGTCTCAGAGGGCTTTAAATCTTTTAATGACCTCCTACTATTCACAAAAGATTTAAACGCCTCTACGGCCCTTGTAGACCCCTTAGAGGGGCATTCAAACTTCATTACCAATGACCTAAATGAACTTTACAATGAAACCATCCACAAACCAGGACTAAGATGGAGGTTAGAAACTCTAAATAAAAGTCTTGGATCTTTAAGAAAGGGTGACTTTGGATTCATCTTTGCAAGACCAGAAACAGGAAAAACAACCTTCCTTGCTTCAGAAATCAGTTTCTTTGCAGAACAAACTGAAAAACCAATATTATGGTTTAACAATGAAGAACAAGGAGCAAAAGTCCAGTTACGCATTTATCAAGCATCACTCGGAGTTGGATTAACTGAACTATTTAATAATAGAGAAATTAATGCAAACAAATTTCAAAACAAAACTAAAAACAAAATATTACTCTATGACAACACTACAATCACAAGACAAATTGTGGATAGATTGGTTAAAGAACATCAACCAGGATGTGTTGTTTTTGACCAATTGGACAAAATCAATGGGTTTTCAGCAGATAGAGAAGACCTCAGATTGGGTAACATATATATATGGGCTAGAGAACTTGCAAAAGAATATTGCCCAGTTATTGGTGTATGCCAATCAGATGCTACAGGAGAAGGAAAACGATGGTTAACAATGGAAAATGTTGCTTCAGCAAAAACTACAAAACAAGCAGAAGCAGATTGGATTATTGGTATTGGAAAAACACATAATGAATCTGAAGAATATTTAAGATATTTAAGTATTTGTAAAAATAAATTATTAGGTGATGAAGATACTGATCCTATCCTAAGACATGGACATTTAACAGTTAAAATTAACCCCATTATTGCTAGATATGAAGATTAATTATGTTTACTACAAAACATGTATTATTAGTTGCTAAAATAATTAGAAATAATTATATACCAACACCATATAAAAAAAACTTAGTTCTTTCTTTTATGCAATTCTTTAAAGAAGATAATTACCTATATGATAGGCGATTTCATGATATTGCTATGAGCATTCTACCTGAACAAGAAACAATAACTCATATAAATAGTCGTTCCTGTATGAATATAAATAAATATATTGTTAATAAACCAATATTATTACATTTATTTAAATACAATAATTATTATTTTTGGACTAAAAATACAAAATTAACTGATTGTACTTTTATTCTAACATTAACATTACCATATAATATTGATCTAGATCAATGTGGTTTTAATTTACAATTACCAAAGGAATTTACACAATGACACCTATATTTAAAAAATGGCCTAGTATTCCTAGGTTACAAAATGAGATTTTCCATTTCTCAGAAAAAATAGATGGAACAAATTCTTGTGTAATTATTAAAGATTATCAAGAAGCTATAGAATCAGGACAATATTGGTTTAAAATAAAAACACTAGATAATTATACAATCTTTGCACAATCTAGAAATAAACTTCTCACTATTGATAATGATAATTTTAAATTTGCTCAATGGGTATTTGATAATGCTGAATCATTATTAAATTTAGGAGTTGGATATCATTATGGAGAATGGTGGGGAAAAGGTATTAATAAACGATATACAATACCAGAAAAACGATTTAGTTTATTCAACACATCATTATGGAATAATGTTAATAAACCTGAATGTTGTGATATTGTTCCTTATCTAGGAACATGTAATATAAATACATTACAAGAAAAAATTCAACAAACAAAAGATTTATTACAAGTTACAGGATCATATGTTGATCCAAACTGCAAAAATCCAGAAGGATTTATTATTTTTTGTGAACTACAACAACAATTTTATAAATGGATTTTAGATAAATGATTGTTTATCTTCCTATTAATATAAAAATAAAAGCAACTTCAGAGGAAGAAGCTGAAAAATTCTTAGAAGATTTTTTATCAATGGCTATAAAAGAATTTGGAACAGAACAAAAAATATTGTCATGGAAATATTTTGAATTCCTTAACAACATTAACAAAGAATCCAATTGTTGTTGATGTAGAAACAACAATTAATAATTCAGGAAATCCATTTGATGTTACTAATCAATTAATAACAATACAAATAAAAACAAAAACATTAACAAAAGTCTTTACAAAAGAAAACTTTTCTGATATACTTCCTTTCTTAAATTCTGCTAGTTGTTTAGTTGGAACTAATTTTAAATTTGATCTTAATTGGTTAAGAAAAATTTTAAATTATATCCCAACAATCCCAATATGGGATTTACAATTAGCAGAATTTCTTTTTTCTGATCAAGAATGGAAATATCCAGATTTAGAAACAATGTGTATTAATTATAATATTCCAGGAAAATTAAAAACAATTGAAGAGAACTACTGGAATAATGGTATCAATACAACAGAAATTCCTATTGAAGAATTAATAGAATATGGTTTAAATGATGTTGAAATAGAATATAAAATATTTCAAGAACAAATAAAAAGATTCAAAACAACAGAAAAATCTAAATACAACCTATTTAGATTACAATGTGCAGATTTATTAACATTACAAGAAATGGAATATAATGGTATCTATTATGATGAATATGAATCAATAAAAAAAGGAACCTCTCTTCAACAAGAAATTGAACAAATAGAAAATAAACTGTATAATTTAATTCAATATAAATTTAATTATAATAGTAATGATGATATATCCATTCTCTTATATGGAGGTATAAAAAAAGAACCAATAAAAGTACCTATTGGTATATATAAAACAGGTAATAGAATTGGTGAAATAAAATTCAAAAATGATTTTAATTTAATAACTTTTCCTCAAATAGTAAAACCAATTCCAAAATCAGAATTAAAAAAAATAGGATTCTTTGCTACAGATATGCCTACATTATTAAAATTAAAAGCAACAGGAAAAGCTAAAAAAATAATTTCTTTAATTATAGAAAGATCTATACTTGAAAAAATTAGAGGAACCTATTTACTAGGTATTCCTAAATTAAGAGAAAAAATGAATTGGCCACCAAATATATTATATTCAACATTAAATCAATGTGTAGCAAGTACAGGAAGGTTGAGTAGCACAAAACCAAATCAGCAAAACTTTGCTGATCTTGCTAAATTTTTTTGTCACTCTAGATACTAATTATGGAAACTTATTTAATAAATCAAAATCCAATTATTAAACCAGACACAACAGAAGAAAATCTTGTAATCAATATTACAGATGAACCTGAATTAGAACAATGTATTAAACTATTTAATATATTATATGATTCTGATAGTTGATGTTAAAAGTTTAGAATGGTGTACTTATTTATTCTTATCACAAGATAAAGTTGGTATTGAAGAATGGTATTCTGTTTTAGAAGACCCAACTAAATATGATATCCATACTTCAAATCAAAATGCTTTTAACTTACCATCAAGATTAATTGCAAAAATCTTTTTATTTCGTTGGATTTATAGAGGATCAGCTTATGCCTACGCAAATGACCCTGATTTTTCTGGAATAAATAATACAATAGATTATTGGCAATCAGTAATTGATCAATACTATTCTAAATATACTGGTATATATAAAACCCATTTAGAATTTATTAAACAAGTATCTTTAACAGGACAAATAACTTCTCCATTTGGGAGAGTCCATAAATTCATACCAAAAAATACATATAAAGGTATTCAATATAATGAATCAGACATAACAAATTGGCCTAATCAAGGATTAGGAGCAGATGTTGTATCAATGGCTAGAGCCATCACTTTACCAAAAATGCGTAAAGCTGGTTTTAAAAGTAAATTAATAACAACAGTACATGATTCAATTGGTTTAGATTGTATTGAATCTGAGATAGATTCTCTTGCAGGTTTTTTCTCTTTTAAAATATTTAAGGACCTAGACAAAACTCTATCTCAGTATTTCAATATAAATTGGAATATCCCTATTAGGGGAGAAATCAAGGTCGGTCATAACATGTTAGATTTAAAAGAATATAAAGTATAAGGATAATAATAATATGTCACAATTACAAATTCAAATCGTTTCTATTGATGTTGGTACAGGAACAACTACTACAAAAAAACCCTATAAATTTCTCGATATTGTTTATAAAAACAAATCTTTTGATGATAAAATTGAAAATAAAAAATTAATGCCCTTTTCAAATAAGGAAGTATTTGATGTTTTAGAAACATCATCAAAAGGTGATATCTTTGATATCACAAGAGAAAAAAATAAAAATGGATTTTGGGAATGGATTCAAATTAATACAGCTACAGAAAAATCAAAACCAGCATCATCATTCTCATTTGAACCAAAAAGTAATGATACACAACTACAAATTATTAGACAAAGCTCATTAACTAATGCAGTTAGAACATTAGCATCTGGTCTTGATCCAGATACAGTACAAAATACTGCTAATATTTATGTTGATTTTGTTTTAGGAACACAAAAAACTATTTCTAGTGATATTGATACAGATGATATTGAATTTCTATGATTAATGTTACTGATTATACTTGTTTACATTGTTATCATTCTTTTTGCACTTTGGAAATATCAAAAGAAATTGTAAAATGTCCTATTTGTAAATCAACAAATGTTTCTAGTACAGCATATACACCAAAAATTAATATTTTAACTAAAAAACTATTCTATAATGATTCTTATCGATGGTGATATAATTGCCTGGAGAACAGGTACTAAAAAATTTAATGTTAAAGAAAATGATTTTAGAGTATATTTTAATGCTTGTTCTATGCAATTACAAAAAATTATTTCCACCTTAGAAGATAATGATTTTACAATATTTCTTTCTGGTAAAGAAAGAAAAAATTTTAGAACAATTATTAATCCAGAATATAAATTAAATAGAAAAGATATTGTAAAACCACAATCAGTTATTGAAATCGAATATTATTTACAAGATATATTCAATACTGAAATTATTAATGATTATGAAGCTGATGATGCTTTAGGTTGGAATCAAACAGAGACATCAATTATTTGTACTATTGATAAAGATCTTGACATGATTCCAGGAATGCATTATAATTTTGTAAAAAACAAATTATATTTTGTTTCTGAATTACAAGCATTACAATGGTTTTATAAACAATTACTAATTGGTGATACTATTGATAATATCAAAGGTGTTAATAAAATTGGTATTGTTAAAGCAAATAATTTAATTAAAGATTTACAAACAGAACAAGAAATGTTTGATCTTGTTTATAAACTATATAACGATCCAAAACGATTTGTAATAAATGCTTGTTGTTTATGGATACTTAGAAATAAAGGAGAACTATGGGTAAATCGACAAACCTTAACTTTACCAGACCAATGCAAACAAGAGGTGGATCAAATATTAGATTATACGAAATCTTTGAATCTAAATATATAAATGGTGCCTATCATGAAATTCATGAAGATAAATGGTATCCCATCCAATGGAATTGGAATGGATTATATCATGAAGAAAATATATGTTTATTAGATTTAATTAATGTACCAGAAAAATTAGTTGCATGAATAAACGACGTTCTAAATTAGAACAAGATTTTGAACAACTATTACAAGAATTAAATATTAATTATAATTATGAATCAACAATAATTCCTTATATAATTCCAGAATCTAAGCATAAATATACAATTGATTGGTCTTTAGATAACCAACTTTTTATTGAAACAAAAGGTTGGTTATCTTCATCTACAGAAAGACAAAAATATGAATTAATAAAAAAACAATATCCAAATTTAGATTTAAGATTTGTTTTTGCAAATCCAAATAAATTATGTGGTGGAACAAAATATTCACATGCTACTTGGGCTAAAAAACAAGGTTTTAAATATTGTTCTATCAATGATTATGAAACAATAAAAGAATGGTTATCTTAAATGAGAAAAAATGCTTTATGGAATTGTAGAAATCCTTTTCAAGGATCAGAAAAACGAGTTTTAGTAGTTTGTTCAGCAGGTTTATTAAGATCTCCTACATGTGCTTGGTTATTATCACAGTATAAATATAATACAAGATCATGTGGTATTCATGATTATGCTTTAATTCAATTTGATGAAGTTTTATTAGAATGGGCTGATATAATTATTTTTATTGAAGATTCATTATATCAACAATGTTCTTTAGATATACCAATTTCTAAACAATTAATTATATTAGATATTCCTGATACATTTTCATATAAAGATCCAGAACTATTATCACTTATACATACACAGTGTATAGAAAAGAAATTAATTCATGAAAAAGATTAACACATCCTCATGGTCTCTTGTTATAAAAGATATGAAAAAACGAAATGATTTTGGATTAAAAAAATATAAAAAATCATTAGATGTAACAACAAAAAAAGATCTTCTTTTAGAACATTATGAAGAATTATTAGATGCAGTAGTTTATATTAGAACAGAATTGGAAAAAAGAAAAATAAAAAATGGATATTAATACTTATCAAAAAAACACATTAAATACAGCAATCTATCCAGGTGCAGGTACAGGAGATAACAGAGAGCTAGTATATTTAGCTTTAGGATTAACTTCAGAAGCTGGTGAAGTTGCAGGTAAAATTAAAAAGTTAATTCGTGATGGCAAGTATGTTCCTATGGATGTAGCCCATGAACTAGGTGATGTTTGCTGGTATATTGCAAGATTAGCAGAAGCTTTAGGTTATGACTTTGAAACTATACTACGTTGGAATCATCAAAAACTAGAACAACGTAAAGAGAATAATGTTCTTAATGGTTCTGGAGACTTTAGGTGATATACCAATTACTAGCTTACCTTTAACAAGTGCTAATATATATTTTTATACACAATTAGATTCAATTACTAAAATTCTTAGAGAATTAATAAATGCAAACTAATATTACAAGTAATCAAAAATTATGGTCTTGGATTATTGATGTTTTAAAAGAAGAAAAAAAGAAACAGAAATATAGTAGTAGTATGTTTCCTCAAATTTCCTCTGAAATAAATAAAAGTATTGATGCTTTAAATGATGTTATTGAATCTTGTGAATTTAGAGCCCAACAAGACTCTAAAATTAATATTCCTTTACCTAAATAAAATATGAAACTATATAATGTACCTAAAGGTTCATTCATACGTATTTATAATACTGAAGTCTGTACACCGCCAATTGGTCAAAAGCTTTTCACAGATTTAAAATTCCACCATGTAGATGGTATGTATTCTTTCTGCACACATCCCTTAACAGGGGATGTTGTATATATTGGAGCTAGTACAGAGGTAGAAATTATCTGTGACAAAGATGGTAATCCTATTACAACATTAGAACAATATGAAAATAGCTAAGTGTGAAGTAACTTTAATTGATTCTATGGGAACTGATCTTTCTATTGTCAATGCTGCTAGAGTTTCATTTGATAAAGAAAGTCAATTCCTGTATGATGAAGATGATCCTTCAGTAGAGTATCTATCTGACAAGGATGTTAAACTTATTAAGTACCTTTATACACATAATCATTGGACACCATTTGCTCATACATGTTTATCTTTTAGAATTAAAGCACCTATCTTTATAGCTAGACAATTAGGTAAACACCAAGTGGGTCTTGTTTGGAATGAGGTTTCTCGTAGATATGTAGATGATGAACCTGAATTTTATTTACCACAATCTTGGAGACATCGTGGAGAAAATATAAAGCAAGGTTCTTCTAATCTTATTATAGAAGAAGAAATATTTTTTCCAGATAGAATTTCAAAAGATCTTTGTCAAAATGCTTTAAATACTTACTCTTATTTGATAAAAATAGGAGTTTGTCCAGAACAAGCTAGATTAGTTCTTCCTCAAAATATGATGACAGAATGGATTTGGTCTGGTTCTCTATTAGCATTTCTTCGTGTATGTAAATTACGTTTAGATCCACATACACAAAAAGAAACTACTCTTGTTGCAAAAGAAATTATAAAATATATTAAAGAACATTTTCCAGAATCTTGGAATGCTTATAATAACAATGCTAACATTTGAAGAAATATGTGAAAAATTAAAGCAAATTGATGAAATATCTTTACTAGAACAATTAAATATTTCTAGTGAAGATATTGTTGAAAGATTTTTTGATATTATTAAAAGTAAATTAAAATTTTTCCAGCAAGATTTTGCTGAAGATGAAGAAGAAATGAATTCTTAATGAAAGAATTAAAATCATGGGTTGGTAAAAAATCTATAACTAACCCACAATTACAAGAAAAACATTCTGTACGTAAATTAAAAAAATATTTACTTAATAAATACAAAACAGAAGATTGGTATAAGGAAGTATTACAATATAAAAATGATAAGAAATTATTTTAATAATCCCTTTAGTGAATCCATATTTAAAACAAAATATGCACAAGGACCTAATGATACTTGGGGTTGTTTAGCAGAAAGGGTTGTAGAAGATGTTTGTGGAACAAGGAATAATAAAGTTCCAGCATTGATGTGTTTATCTGATAGACAACAACTTATTGAATATATAAAAGAATTTAAGTTTATTCCTGGAGGAAGATATTTATGGTATGCTGGACGTAAAAATCATTACTACAATAATTGCTTTTTATTAAAAGCTGAACATGATACTAGAGAAGAATGGGCAGATTTAACACAAAGAGCAGTTAGTTGTTTAATGACTGGTGGTGGTATTGGCATTGATTATAGTATTTTAAGACCTTCAGGGAAACCATTAAGTCGTACAGGTGGATTATCTTCAGGACCAATACCATTAATGCAAATGATTAATGAAGTTGGTAGAGGTGTAATGCAAGGAGGTTCTAGACGATCTGCTATATATGCTTCACTTAATTGGCAACATGAAGATATACATGATTTTCTTAAATCAAAAAATTGGACTCAACAAATACGTAATTTAAAATCTCAGGATTTTAATTTTCCAGCATCCTTAGATATGACTAATATCTCTGTTAATTATGATGATGCTTGGAACTTTGATCCTAAAAATCCTGTTTTCTTGGAGAATTGTAAACAAGCATTAAAGACAGGAGAACCTGGATTTAGTTTTAACTTTGGAGATAAACAAAATGAAACACTTAGAAATGCTTGTACGGAAGTTACAAGTGAAGATGACAGTGACGTATGTAATCTTGGTAGCGTTAATCTCGGCAATATTCAATCTCTGGAAGAATTTGCAAGTATCGTCACTCTCGCCTCTAAGTTTCTTGTTTGTGGCACCTTACGGGCAGATTTGCCATATGAGAAAGTCTATAAGGTACGGGAAAAGAATCGTCGTCTTGGACTTGGACTTATGGGAATCCACGCATGGCTCTTGCAAAGAGGCTACAATTACGAAGTAACTCCTGAATTACATGAATGGTTAAAGGTATATAAAGATGAATCTGAACGAGCAGCTAATGCGCATTGTGAAAGACTTTATATCAGTAAGCCTGTGGCGTATCGTGCAATCGCCCCTACAGGATCAATTGGTATTCTTGCGGGTACTACAACGGGAATTGAACCACTCTTTGCAGTCGCATATAAACGACGTTATCTCACAGATGGAACAAAGTGGAAGTACGAATATGTCGTCGATAGCACTGCCGATACCTTAATTAAACAATATGGTATTAATCCACAAAATATAGAAACTGCTTATAGTTTAGCAAATAATTATGAACAAAGAATTAAATTCCAAGCAGACATACAAGATTATGTTGACATGTCAATTTCGTCCACGATTAACTTACCTGCGTGGGGAAGCAAGGGAAATTCAGAATCTGATGTTAGCCGATTCGCACAGATTTTATCGAAATATGCTCCGAGACTACGGGGATTCACATGCTATCCAGATGGAAGTAGAGGAGGACAACCTTTAACAGAAGTTAATTATTATGATGCCATTAAACATAAAGGTGTTATATTTGAAGAAAACATAGACAAAGCATGTACTGGTGGTGTTTGTGGGATCTAATTATCAAATTATTTTTAGTTTTATTACAGGAGTAACTTTTGGTTTAGAATTTCCCCATTTATATAAACAATTACAATCATTAGTGATTAGTTTAGGAATATTTAGAATAATTATTATACGACAATAAGAAAAAGCCCCTTAATTGGGGCTTTCTTTTTGTCCAAACCTAAATAAACCACCTTGTAATTTTCTTACTGTAGTAGGATTATTAGTAACTTTTCCTCTTGAATTAGTTATAAATCTAATATCTTGATCAACTAAAGCATTATAAGCTCTTGTTTGTAATTGTGATTTAATATTTTTATCTGTTGCCCCTAATTCAATTAACTCAGTTAAATATTTTTCTTTAGGATTTTCATTATAAAGAGTATATAAAGTTTTAATTCTATCATTAATAGCTCTTTCTTTAAATTCTCGTTCTAATTTTAAATCTGTATGCAACCTTTCATCTGTACTAAGATTACCTAACCAATGGGCTACTTTTTCTTTAGGTCCTTCTGGAATTGACATTTTATTTTCAGCACCTGTAGCTAAATTATTAGTTTTCTTACCCAGAATAGTAGTTTTATTAGCTCCAGTTAATTCCATAAGAGCATTCTTCATTGGTCCTCTCATAGAAACATCTGTAATACTTTGTCTTAAATCGGAATTTTTTACATTACCACCAATGATTTTTTTACCAATAATACCAGTACCATGTGCCATTTGAATTGCATTTGAATGTGCTGGAAATATTCTTCCTATAGCATTAGAAGCATGATAGACATCATTTTCAGATTCGGTTAAAGCTAGTAAAACTGTTAATATATTTCCTGGAAGAGTTTCTGTAGTTCTTGCTGAAGCGCCTATATCAATACCAGTACTACTTGATAATACTCCATAAGCAATTAATTTAGTTGCTGCTTCTGGATCTTCAACAACACTATCCAATTGAACAACACCTGTACTAATTAAATCTAGAATAGAAGGTAATTCCCATTGTGGATTAATATTCATTAATAATTTTCTAGTAGTTTCATATTGAGTCATTATTGCTCCACTTAAAACACCACCCATAATTGTTGAAGTAATTCCATACATAATAAATGGAGCATAGGATTTTAATTTTGTTGGATTATCCGTAATATTTTTAATATCAGCAACAAGATTACCTACAGTCATTTGTCCAAATGTTTGTAATGGTCTAGCACTTTCTCCAATAATACCACCTAAATTTTTAAATATTGGGGCAGTTTCTGCACGACTATATGCACCCATTGTTGCATCAACACCATTTCTAGTTAAACTATTTATTTCTTTAGGAGAAGCTTTTGGATAAATATCTGTATAATGAGTATGTAAATATGCATAAGTAACAACCCTTGAAAAAATATCAGCAGCTTCCTGGGGTTTTCTCATAGCTACCCAATCTTTAAGCCACTCCATAAGTTTATTTTCCCCTTGTAAATGAAGGGTTTTAATAAATTGTGGTTCAATAACATCAGAATGTTGAGTTGCATCAAATAAACTTTCCATTAAATTTTTATCTTTGGATAATAATTTATATAAACCTTTACCAAAAGAATAAATACTTCTAAAACCACCATCATAAGCTGCATGCCTAATTGCTTGTATAGGTGAAAATAACTGTGTTATAAACATAGATAATGATGGTAATACTTTAAATAGATAAAATAATCCTATCATATTATTTTGGATTGTCTTATATATAGCAGTTGTAGGAGCAAATTCTTTTGCTGGATATAAAGATTCATAAATTGTTTTAGCAATTTTATCTGTAATTTCATATACAGATTTATCAAAAGCTTCTACATTATTTGGTATAACATTTAAAGCAGAATCTCGCATTTGTTTTATACCAGAATGTGTTTGATCACCTTCTACAACATCATTAAGTAGCATTGGGTCAATTTGATGTTTAATCAACATTGTTTTATATAAAGATTGAAATTCATCTATGTTTCTTGATAAAGCTTCTTTAAAACTATGACCAGATTCTTCAGAAGATAGATTTAATTCTGAACCCTTATAACCAAGCATATTACTTCTTTTTTCATGATGTTTTCCAAATTTACCCCAATCTTGCATTGCCTTTGTTTTAAATTCATTAACTACATCAAAAAATTGTAGATTATGTGCATTATTAAGATATTCAGCAAAAATATCAATTATCTCAAACATAGGTTGATTTTGTTGTGTATCTTTTATATTTCCAATTTCCCCTAATGTATATTCCTCTGGTATTTTTAATTCATTTTGTTTTTTCCAAGCCTCTGCTGCTGCCTTTGTTTCAAAATGTTGTCTGTAAATTACATTACCATCATAATGAATGGTAATAAAAAAATCACCATTTCTTACAGAAGGATACCAACCAGGTTTTTCTATTAATTTACTTTTCTTTCCTAAAGAATCTTGTAATGATCGTATAAATTCATATTGTTTTTTAAACATATTTCCAAAAACAAGAAAAGCATTTCTTTCTGTTTGTGTTAAATGGGAACCATATTTTTGTAATGTTTCTGGGTAATCTAATGCTTCCTCTATACCCTTTTTAAAAACTTCATGAATATTAAATGCTTCTAAATTTGTTAGATTTTTATGTATTAAATAAGGAGACTCTGGTAATTTTATTTTAGAAAATTTTTGTAAAATAGATGTATTATCCCAATTTCTTTGGACTATATTTCCAAACCATAAATTATTGGCAGCTTCTGCTGCTCTATATTCAGCATTTCTAATTATAGAATGTGCTTTTTGAATAAGTGGATTGTTTTTAAATATTTGTGCAAAAGTAGTTTTACCAAAAAATTTTCTAGCTAAAAAATAAGGACTATTCCCCAAAGCAATTAAAGCTTTGTTAGAAAGATTTATTAAATTAGGATGTTCGGATAATCTTTGCCAAGGAATTATTTCTGTAGTTAAACCATCATCTGATAAACGTAAAACTTCATAAGGTCTTTCTCTAATTTCCTGTAGAGTTTTATTAGCAAAAGGAAATACAGAAGGATTATCAAATAATAATTTATCATTTCTTTCTACTTCCATTTTTTCCCAAATAGTTCTTCCAGTTTTTGTTATTTCTTCTTTATTTCTAGAAATAATTGAGTTAATTAAATTTTGTTTATATGGAATAATATTTAAATGAATACCTAAAGACATTAAATACTTTTTAGTATTATCAATAAGTTGTTTTATTTGTTTTGATAAAGATAACGTATTATCATTAAATCTATTTAATAATGAATCATGTAAAATAGCTTTTGTAGTTTGTTCAGCAAAATATTCATCAAATACTGAATGATATTTTTCATATTCATTTAAATCTCTTGTATTAAGAAATGTTGTTGGTTTTATATTATTATTTTTTTTCCAAACTTCAAAATCAAGAATAATTTTTTCAAAAGTTTCTCTAGAAACTTCACCAAATTTTAACCATTTTGTAAAAACAATGTGACCCATTTCATGACTAATTATTTTAGCCATAGTGTAATGATACATAGCTTTTTCTGATGATCCTACAAATAATTTCTTAAATAATGTTGATTTACCACCAAGATCATTAGAATATACTTTCATCATTTCTGGAATTTGTTTTACATTTATTTTTATTAATGAAGTATTTCCATGAAATGAAACATTACTAGAACCTTCTCCTGTAATTATATATATTTTATCTTTTTCTAAACCAACACGATGTAATAATGTTTGAATAGTTTTTTCAATTTCTGGATGATTTTCTAAAATAGCTTTTTCTATATGAATATCTAAATTATCTAACTGTTGAAATAAATGAGGATTATCTATGAATCCTTGTATAGGATGATCTGGATTATTCAATAAAATGTCTTCTACAGAATTATAAACTCGTTTTTCTTTTATAGTAATAACTAATGATTCATCTATAGTTGGAAATTCTGTTTTTGGATTATTGCGTAACTCCTCTTGTTTTTTTAATGCTTCTAATTTTTGAATTCTATCTCTATTATTAATATAATGATTATATCTTTTAGTTAATTGTTCTTCTAAACCTTTAGCTTCTTCTAAACCATATTCTTTTTCTCTTAATCTAAATACAGGTGTTCCTGAAGGTTCTGAACCATTTTCTCTATTAAAAATATTTTCTCTTAATCTATTAAGAATTTTTTCATATTTATTAATAATTCCATTAAGTCTTTTTAATGAGGATTTAGCTGTATATTGTGTATTAGATGTATTTGAAACTTCTGTATTAGCTAAAATATTTTGTAATTCTTCTTCAGTTTTAGGAAGATGTTTTGATTGATCATAATCAAAGAATGATTTTACAAGTTCTTCTTGATATTTCTCTAAAGTCTTATTAAGTGTTTCTCTATGATTAATTAATTCCTCTAAAGAATAACTTTTATCTAAAAAAGGAATTGAATCTTTTTTATTTGTTTTTGCCCAATTAATAGCATTTTGAACTTGTTTTATTTCTTTAATGATGCTTTGTATTTGTTGTTGTTTCCATTCAGTAAATTGTTCTCTATCAATAAAAGAATTTTCACTTGGTGGTCTTTGATTACGTTCAAAATTCTGTCTAATATCTTCTTGACTTTTTTTATGTCTGTTATTCCGTTTTTCTATTTCTTTTTGAATATTTTCTTTTTCTCTACGTATTTGCTCAATTAAATTCCAATCAGAAATTACTGTAGCATTATCTGTAATTGTATTCCTTTCTTTTGGAAAAGATGCCATAATATCATCAATTTCTTTCGTAGAGAGGTTTTTTTTATTAGAGATAGGCTCAGGTATTACTTCAAGTGTTTTAACGCCTTCTAGGGGCCTTCCTGTGGCTTCTAGAGGCATTTCTGGTTCTATTACTTTAGGTATTTCTGGAGAAACTTTTAAAGAAAGTTCATTTTCCTTAATAACAAGACTATAAAATTCAATTTCTTTTTTTAATGCTTCTATTACTGAGGAATTTTTTTCAGGTTCATTTAAAAAATAATTTAATAATTTTAAAGCATTTTCTTTATATTTATATGCTGATTGTGGATTATCTTGTACTTTTTTTATTTTTTCTTCAGCAATAGAAAAAGGATTTTCAAATATTTCATGATTATCTATAGAAGATTTTTCTTGTAATTCTCCTAACTTCTGTTTATTTATCTTTAATTGATTATTAATCTCATCATACAAAGTAATTAAATTATCAGGTATTTCTTTATTTTCTAAATGAAGAATATTTATTTGTTTCTTTATAGAAGTATTTTGTTTTTCTAATGATTTTTGTTCTGAAATTAAATCATCAATTTCCAAATTATTTTCTATATTATCTTCTGGAAATAATTCTCTTTCTAATTTTCTACGTTTTTCATAAAGAGTATTAACTTCTTGTAATCCTTCTGGAGTTATGGTTCCATCAAGAATACTGTTAGTTAATTCTTTCTCTTGTTTCTTTAATTCAGTTAATTGTTTCTTTTGAAGTATTATTCTTTCATTGTCTAATATAGAATGAATATCTCTTTTTATTGGTTCTATTGCAGGAACTTTTTTACCAATAATACCAGGACCTTTTGTTAATAATGGAGGAGCAAAACCAACTACAT